AACGTCACTTACTATTGGTGCAGATTTTGCACGAAATCGAGTATCTGGTTCCTCGCTCCCTTCGGGTGGTTCCTCGCCACTTTTTTCGGGTGATTTAATTTGGTCTTTTTCTTTATCATTAAAACCATTCTCAATTAATACTTCACCTAATACTGCTAATTCTGTTTCTGTATAAGGTGAACTAGCTAATCCATTTGGTAACCTACTGAACCATTCAGTTACTATGTACTCCCAGTCAGTTTTCATATATTATTATTATTTTTTTTATTTTTGTATATTAATCTTTCTCAGTTCATTGTAATTATTTCCAACTTTCATCCTCACTAATAAGTTGCTATGGTTAGTAATTTCAAGTAAGTCAGTAATTAATTCCTTTCCGTCCCTAATATCAAACATAAATGTAAACGCATCGTATGTATATAACAATAACTTACTATGTTTTGTATATAAATAGTTTAAAATTTTATGCAAAATTAAATTATTCACTTCTGTTTCATATGATTGCAGTATGTAGTTAAATAATTTAGATCTATACATGTCAGTAAACATATCCCTTGATAGTTTTCTTTTACCTATAGGTGTCTCCACATACCCGTTACTAATATACGCGGACCACAGCTTATTCTTATATTCATCAAGTGCGGTGAAGAAACTTATATTACTATATTCATGTGTATCACTATACATAGTTTTAAAACTAATTTCCTTTGCAGAATTACGTTGTTCATCTGTTAATATAGGTGTACTAAAATACTGTCTACCCAAATATATGTGTACATCACTCATTGGAAACTCATAACCAATTAAATTCGCTGCCAGTCGTAAATGGTGACTATCATAATCTAATTCTAATATCTTAGTGGTTTCATTTTCTCTAATTATTGTACTCCGAACACCTGTTGATTTATTCAACGCAGCGAAATTAATACCATTAAAACGATTACTAGGTCGTCCTGTACTTGTAAACATATTATACTCTGTATACAACTTAGTCGATTTAATTCCGAAAAAATGTTCTGTTAAATTGGAATCTACATTTAACCCAGAATCTTCAATTTTAAAATAATTAGTTAATACAATATCATTATAAAATTGTAACGACTTGTCTTCTATATCTACCTTCTCAATTATATCTTTATACGTATTCACTATCAACCTACAGTATTCAATGTGAAGTACAATAGGTATTATATCGTTTATGTTATCTACATCATAATACCATCTATAGTACTGTTGGATCTTTGTTGTATATTCGACTTTCTCAAGTGGATACTTAAATAACCAATTACATAACTCAACATCAATTAAACGTTCAATGTTATTATACAGTATTCCTTTTTTATAAACAAATGAATTACTTTTAAAAATATCTATACCAACTAACATGTCCAATGTATCATAGTCGTTATGATTATAATTCAATATAAATTCATCGTTGGATACTATGTCATGCGCATAAATAAAACTTATTCTATTTTCACACCTGTGTAAATGCACATCCGACAGTATCGGTATTATTAATAATTTACTGTTAACAGGTATGTCTAACACATTATAGTAAACCATAGTGTAAATATATGTAAAATTATTCGTATTTCCTAATTTTTTCCGATTTATTTTACAAATTCTTTAAAATTTTTAATATATCTATTCATACCAACGAATTCGGCGGACGTAAATTCAACTGCTTGTCGGTTCATGTTTTCGGCTAGTGTACTATTTATGTGCCATTCGATCTGTACGGCGTTCCATATAACACCATTTATACCCATTTTGTTATTTGAATTCACTGAGTAATAATCATCTGGACTAATTTCTATGATAGTATTCATTGGATTATTTCGCTTCTGCACAAAATACCTTAAAAATTTACCACGCCTATAGTCTTCGGCAGTCAGTATTGGGAAATATATAGCAGGTGACTTATAATTGTTTTGGTGAGAGTTACTATTATCGTTATATGTACGCACATCATCACTGAAATTATATTTTTTTATTATTAATAATTTCGATGTGCCTGGAGTTGGTACTGTTTCCGACCACGCTTCATTGTTCGGTAAGACGTGATATAATCCAATATAATCTCTTCCTTGATTTAAATACTCGACATATTCATTTCCTACAGTATATTGTCCAGTTAGTATTTTACCTAGTGGATATTTCGGCTCTATGTATGGACTTAAACTCATAAATCTACTATTTTCATTGTTCTGTCCATCATTGTTTGCCCTGTCAATGAAGTACTCCAATCTGATGTACTTCCGTCAAATGTGTGTACTACATCTGTTACTGTGAAATAACATTTATTTTTTACAAAATCATTTGGTACCTGTGTACTTGTTATTCCACATCCAGGTACAATTCCCCATACACCATCTATCTGCACATTAATACCAATGGATGGAAACGTCATTAAATCAACTGATGAATCGTATGTGTATCCACGTGATATTGTAGTTATTGTATCGAGCATGGATTTTTCTACAGTTTCTGCCCATCCCGATTCGGGATACTTCTTGTCTCTTGCTTCCCTAAACTCTACAACTGCCGCACTATATACACCTGTCCTATTTGACGTCGTATGGTCTTTTGACATTGCAGCATCCGCCGTTTCTGCACTCTTTCGAGTGCCTGCGAACATTTGTGCTCCATATGCCCTTCCTCCCGCTTCTGATGTTAGTGCGCACGACCTAGTACTTCCATCTCCATCTATTGGATTAAAACGAATTACTTTTATTGGTTCACCTAAGAACCCATTGTTTTCGTCTGCAACAATTAATATATTCGAATAATCTTTACCGTCTGTGAATGATTTAGGATGTGCGGATAACCTTAATCGTATTGCACCACCCGTTGCAGTAGCGATCGCATCAAAAATACTGGAATAGAAGCTATCTAATTTTAATGTTACATCCTCAGTCTTCGCTGGGCTATTATCCTCTGACTCGACACGTTTTGTACTTGCTTGTGCTAGGGCTGCATTAATAACAGATATGTTGACTAATATTTTTTTTACATCTATTTTAACTTTACCTGGTGCTCCACCTACCACACAATTTAATTGGCTAGCGGCTGATACTGTTTCAAAATTGTAACCAAGTTTAACTCCTCCACCCGTACCGTATTTGCCTTTTTCGCCCGAAGGTGATATTAATACAACGGACTGCGGCCTCCCACTAGTCACCATTGGATCTATATATGAAAAACTGTATGTTGGGTCAAATATTATTTTTAATTTACGTAATAGTTTCTCTGTCTTAGTACTTCCAGCCGACTCAGTTATTGATGGCTTAAAACAGTACTCATATAGATTAATGATATATTCTAACGTAAAATATATATCACGTTCGGGTGCAGTACCCCCAGTTGACATTAAAGACCCCTCACCAGTTGCAGATACTTTAGGTAGGAATGACGCAAAGTATGTAGAAATTGCATCAGTTGTTGAAGGTGACTGCCTTGCTAATTTTAAGTCACACACTACTGCCATACCCTCGCTACCTTTAGAACGTTCAATTTTAAAACAGTGACCGTCTGCAACTGCATCTAATGCCGTAGACCCATTCGCAGTAGCGTGACATTGCATTAATTCAGTTAACCCCGTTACTTTTGCAGACGACCCTTCATTTTGAAATGTGTTACTTCGTAGTGCGCCTGACAGCATTGTACCGATTTCTAATTCTAACAATGCAGTACTTGGACAAATCGCTTTGATTTTAGATATCCAAAACCCTTCTTGTGTAGTTTCGAAAGAAAAACCACACACCATTAATCCTGTAATTGATGCACCTTTACCATACCCATCACCATACGGTAATGCGTAGCCGAATTTAATAGTTAATACAGTATGCATGTTCATCCATGCAGATTTAATTTCTTCGAACTGACCTTTTGTATACGATGTGCATACAATTTCAGCTTCACTCGTTAATCCAAACCCACCATTTCCCTGATTAACTGTTACCGTAGTGAGTGTCGTGTGTAACTTGAAACTATTATATGTTGCTGCAAACGTAGTATCGTTAACAGGTAATGTTTTACCACCGCCCGAAACTACACAATAACATGGATTTCTAACTGATGCTTTGTAATGCGGACCACGTCGCCACATATTTGCACGTGCTTGTAATTGGCCTGCTGCGCCAAATAGTGGGTTAAATTTAAAAGGTGTTGCCATGTTTTATAAGTATTGTGATTCTTGCATTAATTCGATTAAATAGTAGTCGGGTAGTGGATAAGGTATCCTTATACGTAGTCCTGGTGGAATTCGTAATGTCCCACCCGGTAAGTTATTTTCATGTGCGATAATTACCCACCATCGTTGATCGTGATACCATTCAAACGCCAGTAAGTCTGTTCGGTCTCCTACTTTACTTATTATATATATATCAGACGATTGTAATGGTATGTATGGATATCTAATACTCTCTCTTCGAAGTTTACCAGTTCCATTGTGCTTAATGTTATCTACTGAAATTTTATATCTTTCCATTATTTTCTTATGCTTAGTTCGTTTTAATTTTTTTATATAATTGGAATTAGGTGCGTGGTAGTTGCCACTTAGGTGGTGCAGATGATATTCTTGTTTCCTCTGATTGTAAAGGTGTATCGAATGAATCAGAACCTCTGTCCGCCTTTCTATTTCCCAGTCCACCTCCACTTCCAGCTGAATATGCAGGTCTAGTGTCACCCACAACTCTGAATCCTACACTCACTGAGATGTACATCGGTCGTCCATCTTTCCACGGTGATTCGTTATCCCATGAAAAATCCACACTTTCTAAAAAACCTTTCTCATTAATTAAATTACCCACTACTAACTGTACCATTACACCGTTGAAACCAACTCCTTTCCTATATACTGGCTTAGTCATGTTACTTAATCGGTTCAATGCCTTATACCATGTATTTTTATTATGTTCTGTTTTAGTTGCCTCTATTACCATGAAGTTAAGTGATATCTGGCGCGAGTAACTTGAATACATGAATTTAGGATCTGCACGACCCATGTCCATGTTCTCTGACCACTGCGATGCATAACTATCGCTAATATCAGTTAAGTGAGCCCTAAACAATACAGTTGCATGATCGCCACCCGGTGGATACGAAGTGAATGAAAATGCAACTGATGGATCTGGTGGTATTGTTGACATAATTTACCTCGACGTGTTATTTAATCCTACTAATTTTCTGTTTAAACTTCTTAATTCAGTACCTCCAATATTGACTATTATAGGTCTATTAGCTACTGCCAATAACGCTTTTTCAATTCCCTGAGTTAATTGCTGCGATGGATTGTTATTGGTGTTTTTATTCACACCCTTATTATTTACATTATTGTTATTAGAAGGTGCTATATTTGCTGTATACTCTCTCGCATTTGCTTGTAAATCATTTGATTGTTTTATTGATGGATTAGTACTTTTTATAGTAGGTACATTTTTAGTATCTACTTTTAACTTTGTTGCACTTAGTTTTATATCCGATAATTTACTTAAATTAGTTCCATCTAATGTATCAGATAATTCATTCAATGCTGCAGATAAACTATGTATCGCATTAGCAGTTGCATCTATACCAGGTCCAACTGTTGCAAATTCATTCAATTGATCTATTGGACTAGATTGCCCAAATAACTTGTCTGCGATTGATGTTAACCCACCTGCTATGCTTGAAAACAATTTACCACTAGACAGTAATGTTAATGCCCCTGTAATTGCAACGATACCAGCCGCTGCACCTAGTAATTGTGTACCATGCAACTGTGACAATGTTCCAACGAGTGTCGTTAGCGTCGGTCCGACTGCAGATAATAATGTCGACGTTGCCGCAAATAAAGTTAATGACCCAGTTAGTACAGTTAACCCCGCTGCGAATAACATCATACCAACCATGGCGCCTGCTATTAATACTGCACCTGCAGATAATAATAATGCAGCAGATACAAGTGAACCTGCGAATGCCAATATACCTAGTCCCGCTGATGCCATTGTTGTGAATTTAAGTTCAGAAGCAAATGACATTAACTCTTTACCTATTACTGATAACTTACCAGAAATATCGGGTAAGGAATTAATCATCTTTGCAAACAGTACTAATACACCCCCTATAGCTAATAGTGCAACTGCACCAGCTGCCATGAATGCACCCATTGGGGCTAGTGAAAGACCCAGTAGTACCATTGTACCAGCTAATGTAATAATACCTAGTGATATAGCTACTAGTGCCATTGGGTCAACACCCTTTAACATACTAAGTCCATACGCAAGTGGTATGAATGCCAAACTTGCTACAGCTAATGCCACACCACCTTTAATTACATCACCTGCACCTTTTCCGATTATCCTTAACGCTATAGCTAATACTGTTATACCTGCCGCGAGTGCTAACATTCCTTTCTGATCTACTTTTGAAATCATCCACAATGCACCAGCTAACCCTGCACCGAGTAATACCAATGCACCACCCATAGCAGCTGCACCCAACATTATCTTAGCTGCACCCTTACCCCAGTACTTTATCCCATCCGCTAAGTTTATGAGGAATTGTTTTAATTTAGCGCCAGATTCAGCGGGTGCCTTTGCATTGTCACCTAACTTATTTGCTTCATCTTTTGACTTCGTAATTAATTTACGTGTCTTCTTTTTGTCTTTAGTTTTTTTGTTATCTACTGTCTGACTTGCATCTCCAGATGGTACGTCAACCGCGTCTTCTACACTTGGTACAGTTATTGCACTTGGTTTAATAAAATTCTTCACCCTATTAAGTAGTCCCTTTGGACCAGCCATCACTGTATCCTTTAGTTTACCAATTCCAGTACCTACTTTTTTTACTGCACCGAACATCGATATCGCTGCATCTTTACCACCTGTAAAGAACTTAACTATTTTCCCTCCGGCCCACCACGTGGCCATAGTAGCCCCTATACCAAATATAACTTTTGATATAGTTTGTGCCAAACTATTTGTTGTAACAAGTTCACCGTTTACAGATTTTGTTGAACTGCCAAATGATTCTATGTACTTACTAATAAATGTAAGTAGCTTTGCAAGATAGATAAACGGTGTCAACATACCTTCGAATAGTGGTATTATGGTCACTGATAATAAAGAACCTATAGCTGAAAGTGCTCCTTCGCCACCTTCCAGTAATGGAATAAGTCCGCTAACGACTTTTGCTAATGATTGCATTATAGGTAATAACATCTTTGTCAATGTCAATTTAATATCACCCCACGCCTTTGCCATTGCATCGGTTGTAACATACTGATCTGCTACTAATTTAGCTGCTTTGGCGTCGCCTAATGTTACTGCATCGATTTGATCCAAGTGATCATTCAGTGCTTTCTTTTGAGCGTCATCAAAATGGCTTAACTTACTTCTTATTATCGCTTGCTTCTGCAATTCCTCTACTGATAGTCCTACAGTATCGGCAAATTGTTTCATTGTAAATTGATTAGCTTTACCCGAAGCTACCATATTATCCCACTGGTAGGCTACTTCGCCCATCATTACCGATGGATCACTATTACCCGAGAATGATAATTCAAAATACTTACTAAGGTTTGTACTGCCACCTGTCATAATGGCTAGTTCTGTCATATTTTTTCTAAAGTCTGTTATATCCCATGTTTTCTCGATCAGCGAACCAACTTGTTTAACTGACATTCCTAACTGTTTAATCTTTAGTATTGATTTTCCTATTTTAGGACCAAGTTTAGAAAAGTACATAGCTATTTCGGCAGTTGATTCATTTAAATCCTTTGTAATATTATCAAACGATATACCCGACAAGTCTGATGCCGTCGATAAATATGCTAACATGTTGTCGGATGCCTCAGGAGATAACCCAGCAGTACTTAATGCAGTTGATGCTTGATATATCTGATCGGCTGCAATACCGTATTGTTTACCTAATACCCCCGCTAAATTAATTGAATTTACTACATCCTTATCTTTTAAATTGGTAATTATACCATATGTTTCTTTTTGCTGCTTTAATATAGCCAGTACATCTTCCTCGGTAGTTAGTTTGTTACCAAGTGCAGTGACTATGTTCACAGTATCTTTATAAATCCCAAAACTAGTTGCACGTGAAACACCTAGTGCCTCTGAGTATTTCTTTGATGTTTCCGATAAGAAACTAACTGCTGACCATATCAACTTAACTGCAATTGCAATACCTGCAATAATTAATCCAGTTTTCATTAACGGCGTTAACGCACTGGAAATATTAGACCCGAACGTCTTACCAAATGTAGTTAGTGCCTCTGTTTTACTCCCACCTTGTGCAATTTTTAGGAATGTTGCATCTAGTGCTTTAGTTGCAGTCTTACGTATCATACTGAACGACTCATCGATATTTAACATATTCGATAGCCATGCAGGTACAACGTCATTAGCCATGCGTTGAATATTAACAATCAACTGGTTGGTAGTGTGCGTGGTATCTGCAATCGCCGATCCCATTTTTGTGTACTCTGCAGACATTTTTCTAATATTGTCATATAGCTTATCACCTATTTCGAATTCACTAACGGTATTACTTATATCCTTTGCAGTTTTAACAACTTGTGCCAGTTGACTATTAAACGCAGTTGCACTTTTACCGTCTGTTTTTAATTTATCCCATATACTTGATACGATTTTATTTGCATTTTCGAGTTCGGATGCACTACCAGATACTAATGAGCTCACGACTTTATTTAAGTCCGTCGCATCCACATCGAATGCTGCCGCCATTCCGTCCACAATTGATGTACCCAGATCTCCATACTTGCCACTAAGGGTCGACATTGTAGCTTCTAGTTTATCTACTAATCCTTTAACATCGATGTCTGCATTCGACAGGTCAATTGTTACTCCATCTGAACTAATTGAGTGCAACTCACTATTAATATTATTAATTAAATCATGCAAGTTGTCTAGTTCATCGTTGTCGACTAATCCCGCAAATGGATCTTTTACTCCCATTGCACTTAATTCAGTTGACATTGACGTTATTATTTTTTCTAACTTACTATGTCCAGATACTGAATTGTCTAACGATTTTAATAAACTTGTATTTGTTTTTAATTGTAGCTGCCATTCTTTAGAAATATCGAATGAATAATCTTTAAGCTCGTTTGCGAACTTGCTTATATCTTTGAATGAATCACTAATATCACTTACGTTATCACTTATATCTTCTGTAGTATGTGATGCATCGTCCCATAAATTAGTAACTTCAACTAAATTTTTATTTAATTTAACTATTTGTTTTATGTTATCAGCAGAAATGTAATTTATCTTCTGATACGATTTACGCCAATCTTCTAGACTACTATTACCAGCATACAGTTCATCAACTGTTTTATTAATTTCAGTTTTAAGTGTTTTGTAACGAGCTAAGAACTTGTCAAGTTCATGTTCGTTTGATATCATACCCAACCTAAATAATTCATTTATATTAACTAGGTCGCGTGCGCTGTTAGCCGACTCTTTTGTTGCAGCCGCTATTCGCTTTTGAATATTTAAATTCTTTAATAAATTAGTATTATCGTCAGCCATTTGTTAAATACCTACTTCCAGTGACTCGTACTGTTGCTCTTCATCGGTAAATATATATCCCTGAGTCTTTTACATTTTGGTAAATCGGGATGCTCTTTACATTGTTGTTCTAATGCCTTCTCTAATTTCCTAATATGAGTTTGTATTGTTCTAATGTTATCTCTGTATTCAGGATCATCATATAGTTTATCATATGTCTTTCCTATTTCTTTGGCAATTGTTGGTGCAATTAGCATTTTTAAAATATTTGTTATGAACCCCATTATCTTATCTCTATTTAGTTGTTTTATATAATTATACTAATATGACAAATTGTAACACTATTTGATACTGTATAACAGTTTGTAAATAAAAAAAGACGGTAATTACCGCCTTCCTTTATTCGCTCTCATCTTATTTGACTTCTGTTCTAACGCACTGTTTAACCTAGAAAAGTAATGTAACCTTAGTGTTACTGGCATGTTTCTAGTTTCATTGTATGTAAATGTACCTTCGGAATAATAAACAAAATCGAATATTTGGTTATATAATTCAATTTTATAATTTTCGTCTATTCCAAATATACTTTCATCTATAGACAAATATATTATAGTACTACCCTTTGAAGTCTGGATAGAATAGATTAACGCCGAACTCAACATCACGGTGAAATGTTTCTCCCGTATCGGGATCCACTACCTCCATATTCAGATCTATATCTGGTTGTATTTCACTAATATATTCTCTAAATGCACGTGCGTCGATTGCTAACATGTTCTCTGCGACCTTTGCAATAACTGCTGGATCAGAATCACCGTTAACTGATGTAATCATGTACCTAAACCTAGTAGTTAAACTCTTCGAAGTACTACTTCCACTCATCCCTATTTTTGTAGATGATTTAATTGACTTTTCAATTAATTTTTGGTCACCGACAGTTAGTAATTTAAATTCTAATTTAAGTTTTTGTGTAGGTAATACAAATTCAAATGAGTTAATTCCCTTAGTAATTAAATTTTCATTAAACTGCTTGTGCTTTAACTCGTGCAAATTAATGTAAACTGGAATGTCTGTACCACTATTTGACTTAATACTTAGTTCATAGTGTGGTCCATATCCATGTGCCCTTGTAGCGATTAATATCGCGTTCTTATCTCCCAGTAACAAATCATCGAATTTTACGTCAGGTGTAACAATTACAGCTTCTGCCAATTTGTCTAACACTACGCCAGACTGAATATACGACCGAGTGGTTAGTATATCTTCTTCCTTTGCAGTCATGTATTTAATTTCAACATACCCTTTTGATAACGGACTAGTTTCATTATAAATTAAACCACGTGATGGTAAATAAACCACTTCGGTTGGATAGTCAAATGTACGCTGTGCAGGTTCATTACTTGTTGCCGCTGTTGTTACACCATTATCGATAATTTGCAGGTTTGTAGGACCCGATGTTGCATCAGGATGCCCCGAGTCTTCTACTGAATTTAATTTCGCCATACTTTTTTTATTTATTTAATTTTGTGTCTTTCTTAATTTTTTCTAAACTTACTGTATCTGTTTTGCACGTGTCTACCTTATCAACAACGCATTGTTTAATGCATGTGCTATCATTAGGATCACATTTAGTCTTGTCTGTGTTTGACATTGTACAACTTGCAAGTAGTATTACTACTGCGATTGGTAAAACTTTAATAAACTTTCTCATACTTTTACTTTTTTAAATTGTTAAATTTTAATTATTGGAAATGTTACACCCAGTCCAATATAATATGATGTACTGAGTGTAAGTGTACTTGGATTAAAACCGACACCGTAACCGATTTGTGGTCCGATTATAATTTTATATTTCTTTAACGGTTTTACATATGTTTTTAATGATCTTACCTGTGTGAATGGATTTATAGTTAATATTTCAACTTCAACTTTACGATTTATAATACCTTTTTCTTTTATACTAACAATGTAATCGTTTATTATGTTTAAATCGAGTTTAATTGAATCGCTATTTATTCTATTTATATATCCTTTCACCCATGGAGTAGATACTGTGGACGAGTCCTTATATACGCCAGTCACTTTAGTATCTGTACCAATTACTGTGGCACTAATAGTACTGTTGTCAACTGTCTTTTGCAGTACCTTAATACTAGGGTCGCTAGTTTTTATTTTTTTTAATGTATTTTTATCAACTGTTATTGCACCCGTTGTACTTGTCGTTGACCCATTCGGATGTGTTACTGTAGTAATTGAGTCATTTAAATTAATAATTGCATTCTCTGTTGATATTGTACGCTTGCATTGATTAACCCATAGGACACACAATACCGTTATAACAATTAAATACAATACATCTCTATATGGTTTTAATTTTATAAAACTATTCTTTATTGCAGTTATGTTTATATTATTCATTTTGATATTAAACTAAAAAGGTGAAATACATTATAGTAACTATAATTATACTTCACCTGTTATTTTATACAAACACAAGTATACTTATTCTACTTATGAATGTTCATTTATGTAAATTTATTTAAACTGTTAAATGTTATTCCTTTACCGATATAGGATTATACTAAAAATGCGTAATCGTATTTAATTGTTAGTTCGATTAACTTAGCTTCTTCATTTGCCCAGTCCGCTTCACCCCAATTAACTGCACTTACCCAAGCACCTACCATGTTCCATTGTTCAACTGTACCACCGCGTGGGTCTTGCATCTTCAACGTAATTATCTTTTTGTATTCGCTAAAAGCAAATCCATCTGAACCTAACAGTGAGTTGTGATGCTGTATTGATATCCAGTCATGAACTGCTTTGGCTTGTGAAGGATCACATGGGTCGTACAATGTTACTGTAATATCTTGCCATCTTGATTTACCTTTTACTTTGAAATCAGTATTAATATAATCAATTACAATTTCTCCTTGGTCAAGGGATGGCAACGAACTAGCTTTACACGTATATGCATCAATTCCAGTACCTGCAATCTGCAGAGTATATCTAAACGATACTTTTGGTTCAAATTCTTTAAATATCATTGTTCATTATTCCTTATAATATGTTTAATAATATATAGTGGATATTTTAAATTCACACCCACTATATATTCTAATTATTTAATTAAATTTTCTAATCCTATACTGTATTATCCATTGGGAATATTGCACCTGTTGGTAATACCATAAAGTCTGCGATTATAAATTCCGCTGTCTTTGCAGGTTTAAGATATATAGAAGCGCGCATTTCATTTCTATCAATTACATCCGCTGTGTTATTTCTCTCATCCATTATAATTCTAAAGTCGTATAATCCTTGTTTTCTTCTGCAACTTTCAAACCACGGAGTAGTTAAGTTTACAAAGTCAGTACGGATTTTTTCAGTATTCGGTTCAAACAATAGTACCTTTGCAACTTCTGCAACGTGTCGTTTTGCTGCAATTAACAGTCTACGAACGTTAATCCTATCTAGTGCAGATTGTTTTTTCTGTAGTGTTTTCTGACCCCATACCACCACACCGTTACGAGGAAATGTTGCAAGTGGGTTAACATTTTTAATGTATAAATTATCTCTATCATTTTTAGTCATTATTCTTTCTGTTTGTATTACTGTATCAAGCCCACCTCTGTTTAGACCTGCAGGTGCATTCCACTTTTCGCCCACGTAATCATTGAATGCAAATACGCCAGAAATTACGGCTGATGGAGGTACCCAAAAGTTACCACCCAAATCAGGATCGCTCACTTGACACCATGGATAGTAATAACCTGCATAGTTACTATTTCTACTTTCTGCGGCGATTTGTGCTTGACCTACTGTTGACCCTTTATATGTTGGATCGATTACATAGAATGCATCGCCCCTATCTTCAACCATTGAAATTGCTCTAGTGATTACTCGTGCATGATCTTCTAAGTTATCTATTAGACCCGGTGTGAACAACAAGTCGAAGTCAAATTGATCTTTATTACTTAGTATGTCGATTGCGTCTAGATACGGAGTTTGATAATCATCTACTGCTAAATTAAATCCTTGTGTATTATTGTTCCATATATCACCGTACATAGCACGCGGGTGTGAAACTAATCCGTCTGAACCGTATGCGAATGTTCCAGATATTGAAAACGAACCAGTTGTATTGAACGCTGCAGGTAAACTACCTGTCATTGCGATGTCACGTACAGTTCCATCGTCTTGAATATAGTTCAATGTCTGTTTAACATCAGCCACTCTTACGTATCTAGAACGTGTTGGATATGAGCCAGTTAATTGTAGATACGGAGTTCCACCACTATCGTAATATAGTGAATATGTTTGGTCTCCAATTACTCTACCTATATAATTACCTGCTCTTGCATCCAATGTTAGACCTGAATATTGTTCCATAATAACTCTTCTGAAATCATTATCGTCACCTCTTCTGATATATAAGTCGAATGTACCTCTGTCGGTATCAACGTTTGCAACTTCCCAACGAATATTATATCTAGAACCAGATACCAATGTACCTCCAGTAACTTCGTCACCTGCAACACCTTTACCATATAGTGCTGCACTTTCTCTTCCACTATTTAATGTTTCACCATCACTAAGTGCAATTAACTTAAACGACATGTCGTTTGAGCCTGATGCATTCGTGTCTGCACCGTTTTTACTTAATATATTCGTATATGGTGGTCTATAGTCACCCGCTAGTACTCTTACAACGGTCATTATTTCACCCCATCTCAAATACTCTTGAACGGTGTATGTAGTTAAATATTTAAATTCACGTTCAAATTGTCCAGAACCTGATGAAAATATATCCCCATACCATCTCAAATATTCTGAGTATGTTGATACTGGGGTAGGCACTAGTGCCTGACCTCGTACTGTTTGACCAATTACCGCTGCACCCACTGCTGGGATTTCCTTTTGGTAGAATGATAAGTCGAATTCTCTAGTATATACGCCTGCTGATAGGAATGTATTCTTTGCCATTTATTTGATACCTTTTTCTATATGGTTATAGTTATTCATTAATATTAATATATATTGTTTCAAATGTTCAAAACCACGTACATTTATATATTATTTACAATACTTTTATTTTTTGGTTATATTATATGTGTTTTTACTCACTACAACTTCATTATGCCACTAATACCGATTCCATTTAATTACTTTTGGCATATGGTCTGGATATAATTCATACTGCTCTAGTTCATTTTTGAAGTCAACTCTTTTAATTGAAAATATCTTTTTCAAGTTAGACTCATGCACATTGAATTCTGATAACAATATACCATTAACAATTAATGTAAAGTTGGCTTTCACTAACCTATCCTCAGTTCCAGTATTAACAGTTTCAAAATTCACATCGTCCACATTTGCTACGAACTTCATTGCGTCGCCCCATGGATTATTTGAGTTCTGCATTATTGTTTGCACGATATCATTCAACTGCGGAGTTGTTTCTGTCCATATGTATATATCATATGTTACATTAATCCTTCGTGGTACACGACTGGCGTAGAATGTTTTTGATTCCTGAGTATTATGAGTTTTGTGAATCCAGTCATTTTTATTATTCTTTTCAACGACTGAATAATGTATATACTCTTTAAATGGGTTTGTGTGCGTAAAATCTAAACCAGGAAACCTATCGTCGTCGGCTATCATAGTTCTCTTAATAGTAATTAATGGAGTCATTAATTTTCTACTTTTATCTCGTATGTATCCGTTTCGCTGTATTTGTGCCCATGTTTCTCCGTTTGCGAATGTAACAGGTACAGGTATACGTACATCGTTTTGATCTACAGTTAGATCGAAGTTATTTTTTAACTCATATAATATTGCATAGTCAATATCGTATATATCAACCGATGGTACTGAATACGTATCGTTATCTCTTCGTACATCGTCTGCTCTACTATTTGATTCATCACGTTTAGAGTCAGACGAATCTATAAAATTAGTCATTTATTAATCCCACCTGCTTATAATATAAGTAGTATTTATTGGTCTGTTCTTAAGATACACACCGTCCCCTTCGCGACTTCCTGCCCCATTTGTATTTCCCTCAACTGACTGATATACTGCACCACTTATTTTTTTGTGATAAAATCCAGTATGCCCGATTCTATTTAAATGCGGGTAATAGAATGTTACAACATCCCCTGCACGTGGTTCCCTATTATATTTCCTATCCCTATAAACTATATTTTTTGAATTCACCGCCGTTGGACTCCAACCCGTAATTGAATTCTTTATACCCGCTTGTAATAAGCACCAGCGGACAAATGCCGCACACCATGCATTGCCTTTGCCTAGTTTAACTGTTTTGAGATATGCTTCAACTTCTGGACCGTCGTTGTTCCCAGTTTTTTCTCTTACTCCAACCTGTGACAGATATATTTGCTCTAGCGCTAATATGTTGCTCGGTTCACGTTTCTCTTCTCGTGCAGGGGAAATTGGAGGTTTAGTAGTCGGCTCGGGTGTAATAACTCCGTCTGATTTATTAGTAATACCTATGCTGTCGGCCACAACTGTTTCTGTTGTCGCGGATATATCAACCGTCTCTGATGAAGTTGGTGATATAATATCGACGTTACTACTTGCAATGGCTTTAAATTTCAAGTTGAAAGCAATCGATATTAATGTTAGGACTATAAATATTACTTTATTGATCATTAGTTTGTACCTTAAATAATTAACGTATTAACGTAATACACTAGTATAGACAAATACCACAAGGAACATTATAAATGCCCAAATATACAGTAATGTTTTTAGTTGCTGCATTGGAGTTAAAGATTCCATTATTAGTTTTAATCGGTCTTTAACTCGAATACCAAAGTAATGATTCCATATCTCATCTAAGTGAAATAAAATTATAAATTGTGCAGCTGCGGATGCCCCAACTACGATTAATACTGCCAATACAAGTGGTTGAATAAATGATATGTCAAATACACTTATAGCAAACCCACTTACTGCTAGTAAGTAACCTGTTAGCCAATATAATACAGTAAATAATGGTATAGACCAAACCCAATCCCATTTAGTAAAAAATGCAACTAGTTTAGGTAGACGTTCTTTTAGTGATTTCAAAGTTGTTCCTCATAATGTTATTTTAAATTAATTAATATTGATTTGTAGGGTAGACCTACTTTGTAATATATATACAATATTTTTTTATAAATACATTCCCTTTGGTACACTAGTGTCGGTGTCGTCTGCATGTGTTTGTTTATTTATAGTTTGCACTATATTTAAACTGTTAGTTCTTGTTAAATGACAATTTGCTACTACTGATATATTATATCCATGTTTCTCCCAGTCATTTAATTTCATACCAATTAATGTATCCGGATTTCTGCCAGACCACGAATTCATTTCACTAACCTGGTCTACAGTATAGTAACCTTCATCATACTCGATTACGTCGCCTTCTTCTATGATAATATCGGCTGATTTAAGGTCGTGGATCAAAAAGCCAAATGTTGCGGGTTTTGAATAAGTTAGCTGATCATCGCCTTCAATTGATTTCTCCTCAATACGAACCTGACTAAATAATCTAACTGGATTATAATATCTCTTATTCACACCTTCGTCGTATATGTTAATTTTAGTCTCTAGCATATTAATCTTATATACAGCTACCTCAACACTTGAAAACCCGTGTATTATTTCTTTGTTAATCCCTAATAGAAATCCAGAATCTCGTTTTGATGTAAATAATGGACACATATTATAATTCCGCTTTCGTTATAACTGTTTTCAATTTCATACCTTATCTAGTCCACGTCTTTGAACTTCTAGCTTAACTAATTTGTTCTGAAATGCTAAAGGTGTGTTAGGTACTCCCTTGTCTTTTGAGTTATACCATACTAATAATACATCATCAGGTAATTCTCTTATCTGTTTCTTAAATTCTTGAGGTGTCCAAGATTCCCCATACCAACCTAATTTCCTAAGCATCTTTTGTAATGTAGTTGCCTCGGTTAAACGTTTTTTTGTCCTCTCGGAAATCATGTTTACTAGTTTCATAGTTTTTTCTCTAGATTTTTAATTTTTAAAAACACAACGTCTGAAGATGTATTTAATAATTGTGTAGCATTATCAGACTTCTCGGTAATACTAATTATTTCCTC